CTTAATCAAACATAAATTGTCAAGTAAAATTTTTTTTAAAAAAATGGTTGACATTATTTGTTTGTCTTGTTATAATAACAACATAAATTAGAGAGGTAAATATGACACAATTAACTAAAATACAAATTGTAAGAAAGACTGAGAAGTTCTTAGCAGAAATAAAAGTCTTGTGCGATAATGTAAAGAAAACCAAAAAATGGTTAGATATGGCCATTTTAGAAGATAAAACCACAATGCAAAAAAGATTCGATGAAGAAATCAAATTAGCAGAAGATAAGTTTGCGGAGTTTAATAAGTTCAAGGAAGAAAATCCATTTGATGATGCACCTATGAGGGCAGTTAAGTAATGTTAGACTTAAGTAAGTATGAAACAAAAGGAGAACAATCTCTTTACAAAGGTATTCCGATTATTTACAGATATGACCCAATCGTAAGAGAGTTGATGAAGACAAGATTGTTTTCTGTAAGATACAGAGGGTGTTCTAAAAAAGGTTATAATAGACCACAAGAACATTGTCATAAAGAAGGTGCGGATACTTTTGCAATCTATCCCTATTCAAACTATCTTGAATACAGAGAAGTTAGAAAAGAGTATGCACCCATAAACGGATATTCATTTATTCGTGATATGTTAAAACTTAAAGCAAAGAGGATTGTCAATGAAGGGTTATAAGAAAGGTACATTATTAGAAGAATATTTTCTAAACCCACATTTCAAACCTACACCAAAGGAAGAGAAAGAATTAGACGATTTCTTTAAATCTTTAAAGAAGTAATATAAATATAAGCGGTCTCTTAGTTTAATGGTAGAACTTGTCTCTGTCTAAGACGAAGCAGGGGTTCGATTCCCCTAGAGACCGCCAGAATTCACAAGTAGAGAAGAGTCGTAGTTGGTTGGTTGTTGTGAGACTCAGAAAAGATGTTCTAGTTGTTAAAGTCAATTAAGACGTGACATATAGTAGTGAGACTAGAGTAAACATCGAACAATGATTGCAAAGAAATTCTTACGCAGTTGGGTTGGGATTTGCAGTAAAACGATACTTGTTATGGTGGATAGGCCGAAACCACCTAGATAAAAAATAGAGTGTAAGAAATCGGGTAATCCCCGAGACATTGAACTACTGTGTAATCAACTGCACGATTTTTATAAATAGTAGTATGGCATATAGTGATAAAGTAATAGACAGATTTGAGTCTGTATTAAAAGACCCGAAGAAACATGCGGTGGGTAGGTTTGACCCTAAAGACCCGAATGTCGCAACTGGACTCGTAGGTGCGCCTGCGTGTGGAGATGTCATGAAACTAGACCTTAAGATGAATGGAGACGTTATAGAAGATGTTAAGTTCAAGACTTACGGTTGTGGTTCTGCAATTGCATCATCTACTATGTTTGTTGAAATGTTAAAAGGAAAAACCATAGAACAAGCAAAAGAAATCAAAGATAAAGATATTGCAGATGCATTAGAATTACCCAAGATTAAATTACATTGTTCCGTTCTTGCAGAAGAAGGTATCAAGAAAGCAATCGAAGATTGGGAAGAAAAACTTAAACATAGAAAACATAATCAGTGGGAAGACCCAAACGGATATGGTTATTGAGTTAACAGATGAAGCGATATCTAAAGCGATTGAGAGAACAAAGACAGGCAATCGAAGTGGTATTCGTCTTGGGGTCACTGATAGTGGGTGTGCTGGTTTTGAGTATTATATTGAGTATGTTGAGTCCATTGCTGAAAGCGATACTGTTTTAGATTACGGAAAGTTCAATATAGTAGTAGATGCAGTATCATTACCATATCTAGAAGGTTCTACATTAGACTGGGTTGTTGACGGCATTAACGAGTATTTTAAGATAATAAATCCTAAAGAAGTATCGTCATGTGGGTGTGGCGTGTCAGTTCAGTTCTGAAAAACTTAGTTCGTATATATACTATAGACTAGAGACTTATCCGGGGGGTTCTGTATACCTACTCCAAGAAATCTTTTAAATCTGAATCAACGTTTACTGCACGTCTCTTTCTTTTCTTTTTCTTCTCTTCTGTAACAATATCTTTCCAATATAAATCGTTTGCTCGAACACCATCAATTCTTGAACGTAAATTATCTACAAATGCCATTGTTTCGTCTGACGGAATTTCTCCGCTTGAAGTGTCGACTAATTCATCTACGCCAATATTAGCAATATACTTTAATTTAATATCTTGTTGTTTCTTTTCTTTTTCGATTCTACGTAGAAATGCATACCATGATATTTGCGTAAAGTATGCAAATGCATTAGGTGTTCCAGTTCTAGTTGCAGTCTCGATATCATAGTTCTTGATTGCTTTTAAACAGTTTTCTACCGCGTCCATAACCATTTCTTCACGATAAGTATATCGAATGAAATTAGATTTATGTGATAATCCTTCTGCGATTTTTAGAAAACATTCTGCAATGTAATTTGGAACAATTGGTGTTTTTTTAGATTTTTGTTTCTTTGCCTTTTCTGCTTTTTCGCAATAATCTACAACCGCAAGAGAAAACTCTTTGTTGTTTACGTAGTGTGGTTTGTCTTGTGGTTTTATTTTCTTTGTCATAATATATCCATATTTAATTGTTTTGTATTATACTCTATGTTACATATTTAGTCAATCTTTAAATTAATGGTTGACAATTTATGTTTTGCCTGGTATAATCTATAAAGTTCTCCGGGGTTGCTGAATACTCAATGAATTGTGTCGGGATTATCATCATCTTTTTTAGGAAATAATTCAACTACATTATCTTCATATTCTTCTTTCGGTATACTTTCTTTTATATTATCTAATAAATCTCCAATCAATTCTGATACAGGTTTATCTTTTGCTTTTTCATAAAACTTTTTCATTTTTTCAAATGTTTCTTTCTGTCTTTGATTATGAAGTTCTTGCATATCTAGAATAGCATCTTCCCATTGTATTACTAAATAATCTGGAGGTGTTGCCATACCAACAATATGATTTCTATCTAATGTCATAACATCTGAAATATTTTCTTGATACACCATCCATGGACGTAACGAATAAAAAGGTATACCAGTTGTTGTTTTAGTATAAACTAACTTGGCCGCTTTACGAATTATTATTTCGTCTTCGAACCCTTCTTCATCATGCCACTCTACTACTTCGCACAAGAGTTCTTCTCCTGTGTCTAACTTAAAATGTTTTACTTCCATAATACTATTTATCACCTTTTAAATTGATAGGAATAATTTTATACGGAAACTGTTCCTTTGCGTATATCTTTATTCTTTCTCCACTGTGTCTTAATGTAAAGTTTTTATGTGACTTTACATGCATATCGTCTGCTATATCATATAATGTTGTATTACTACCATCATCTGATTGTCGCAAACCACGACCAATAGACTGTAATACTTTTATTTGACTTTTGCTAGGCGATGCAAAAACAATGTTGTGAAGATTCTTTATATTAATACCTGTACTAAATGTTCCTAAAGATGCGACAATGATTGCGTTCTTTTGTGTCTCAACTATACCACGAATTTGTTCACGGTCTTTTGCATCTACTTCTCCAGATACATAAAATACTTTTCGGTCTTTCTCTGCATCTTTTTTTATTATTTCAAAAAGTTCTTTACCATGCTTTTCAACAAACTGAAATAAAACTAAAGTATTGCCTTTTAAATCTAATGTCATTTTTTTGATAAAATTATTTCTTTTCTCGTGACGTACAATATAATCTACTTCTTCGGCATACGTTTTGCCTTTCATCATGTGACATACATCATTATGATATCTTAATAATAAAACATTAATATCTAAACCTGCAAGAGTACCACGTACTTGTAAATCACGTGTCGCAATAACTTTATGTGTCAGTCCAAACAATCCTTCTAATACTAGTTTGTTGGTTTCTGTACCATCTAAAGTACCTGTGGTACCAAAACGATATTCCGCATTCTTACATTTGTTCATTACGCCAGTCAAAGACTTTGCTTTAAACAAATGTACTTCGTCCCCGAAGACCGCACCGAATTGTTCAAACCAATCAAACTTAAGACGATAGATAGATTGCCATGTAGAAATAATAATTCTTTTATCTGTAACCTTATCCTTTCCAGAATAGATACGGTGTACTTCATTCTCTACATCAAATCCATATTCATAAAAGTCTTTATATAATTGTTCTACTAAACTTGTTGTGGGAACAATAATTAACATGTTCTTATCATGATTGTCATAGTACCAACGTAATAGATTATAGATGATAAACGACTTACCACTTCCAGTAGGGGACAGCAACAAGCATCTTTTGTTTTCTATACCATGTGATATCGCATCGTACTGATAGTCTCGTATTTCAAATGGCGCATCTAAACTATCAAGATACTTCATCAAAGACTTGTGTTGTATTTTATTTTTTATTTCAGGGTGTCCATACTCGTCATTATCAACTAGTTGGATTGGATACATTCTGTCTAAAGCAAACTTTTTTATATGTGGATATAAACCGACATTCAACTCACGAGTCATTTGATTAAATAAACGAATCTTACCATCCCACACTCTACGTTTGAATGCAGGCATATATCGATGGCCTGGAACAAAAAAAGAAAAGTATTCAGATAGTTCTTTGAGTTGATGTCCTTCTGCATCTATTAACATCATTGAATGGTCTTTCAAACCTACTTGAATAGTATTTGCGGGTCGCATTAAATGCCAGTTTCAAACTGCCTCCACTTTATCATATTGCTTATAGTCTGGTGTCGCCACGTAAGATTATTTACTATCTCAGTTAATGTTTCAATAGTTGTTTGTAAGTACTGCAACTTTAATTCTGAGTCTTGTATTTCTTTATCAGTATCATACCAGTTTTCTTTTTGACCCTTTGTTGTGATAACAAGTCCATCATATGGGTCTGCTTTCCAACCTCGCTTCTCTATATCTTCTTGTGGCATTTTACCTTCATAGTACAACCACTTTTCTTTTAATAGATTTTTCTGGTCAAACTCTGCTCGTTTTAACCTAAGTTTAGTAAGTGAAAGATACTCTAGATACTTTGAATGTAATGCAGGTGTAACTCTAGATACTTCATCTAATTGATTTTTAGATATTTGCGAATCTTCTTTCCACTCTGCTAGTATTGATTCTAAATTTATCATAATATATTTCCTATAAACTGTACATTATACAGTATTGGACAGATTATGTAAAGTATTTTTTTAGTACGTCCAATCTGTCTTGGTAATGTGCAATCTTATCTAGTTCTTCTTCAATAGTTACGATTAAATCCCCATGTTCTGCAAGACCAACTCTTTTCTCAGTTAATACTCTTACATTCATTTTATGTCTGTCAATGCCTGCTTCACACTGTTTAATTAATACGTCAACTATTTGTGGTGCCATTATGCTTTTCATACTGCCTCCTTCAATGGTTTACTTAATTCTTCCCAACTTGTCTCATAATCACTATCGCCTTCTGCGTAACCCATAACTCCAAGTTTTTCATAATCTGGGACAAGAGCATCGTGCAATAATCCAATCTTTTTAAGGTTTGGCATTATTCTACTAAACAATACGTCTTGAAATTGTGTTTGAAATACGTTTACTTTTTGGTATTCATCAGTATATTCTAAATCCATACCATATTTTTCCCATACATCATATGCTCGTAGTCTATTTCTACTTACAGTACATGCTTCTAGGGCAAACTTTGCTCTATCTAATTGCTCTTCCTCTGATAATGTTTGTACGAAATCAGTAAGATAATTTATACCAAAAGTTACATGCCTTGCTTCATCTCTTATAATGTATTCAAGCATTTGTTTGTAAACAGGGTCACTAGTACTATCCTTTGCCGCTTGAAAGGCCGCTAGTGCTAAACCTTCAATTATAACTTGCATACCAATAAACTTTAAATCCCATCTAGGGTCAGTAAGTATTTTGTCAAGTAACCCTTTTAATGCACGACCTATTGGCCAACTTCTTTTTAATCTTGTTTGAATATATTTATTAAATGCTTCAACGTGCCTTGCTTCATCAAATGTTTGCGATGCCGCATATA